ATGAGCATGCGCTGCTTGTTGTTCGGCAGCGTCCGGACCGCGAGCCGCGTGTTGAACTCGATATATTTGCCGGGCTTGCGGATCGATGCCGGGATGTTGTCGAAAGATATGTTTTTACTTGCCATCAGGTTTTACCTCCTTGCCTTTGGAGCCGTTCGTTCCCGCCGGTGTCTCGATGAGAGATCCGTCAGAAACGAGCCTTGTGTAGTACGCCGTAGCGGGGACCTCGACGGCCCTGTCATCCCCGATATATTCACGGGGTTTGCCTTCCATGGGGCACGTGAGCCCCGGTGCAGCTATTACCTTCATAGGTGCCTCCTTTTATGCACATGTGAACTCCACGATATCCTCCGCGTCGGCGACGTCGTCACCGGGCTTGAGGTAATATTCAAAGCCGATCCTGAGGAGATCCACCGCGGCGGCCGCATCGTCATCGATCTTGTCGACGATAAACCCCGTCTGGAATTCCACGGCAAAGACGATCTTTCCATCGTCTTCCTCTTCCTCGAGTGTAATGTTTGCGATCTCCTTCGGAACGAGCGGATCGATGGAAAGGCCCAGCGTCTGCAGCATTAGGGCGGATATCACGGCCTCAAGGACAGGGTACATCCCCGCGCGGCGGTCCTTCACCGACCGCATGTTCTGGAAGGTTACGACAACGAAGACGGACGGCGTGAGCCTGTACCTCTGACCGACCTTTGTGAACGGTCCGCCTGCCGTGTATACCTCGATCGCCGGCATGGCCAGCGCTCCGTGTTTCTCCTCGATCTCTACGTTCTTCGGCTCGGCCACCTTCAGTGTGAGTCTGGCGGCCGCGGCGGCCTCGATCTCTGCGAGCATGTCAGAACCCCTTCAATGAGTCGCGGGTGAAGACCCGATCGCTCACTGCCTTGTTTGCCTGCGCGCTGTCGGCGGAGGTTGATGCGGCCGGCTCCGGGTCTACGCCCAGGGACAAAAGCCCCCTGGCGATGTCCTTTAACCGTGAGACGGCCCTCTCGTAGCGCTTCTCTATCTTCTCCGGGATGCTCCGCCTACCGTGGAGATAGTAGATGGCGAGCTCGACAGAGAGTTTGTTCACGACAGCCGGGACCGGGGAGAGCGGTACGGAGTACTTCACGGCGCAGTAACCGTCGATCTCCGCGTCGGCAGTCTCGATGGCCTCATCGACGCGGGCAATGATCGCCGCGTGGTCCGGATCCACCGGATCGATGGCCGCGGGCTTCAGGTTCTCGTCATCGGCGAGCTGTATGACCGTCGCCTCTTCCAGGGCCTTTTTGATATCGTCAAGCGTGCAGTATGCCATTGTTCAGAAAAGGAGGAGGGCGGGGCCCTCCTCCAGGCCTCCTTGTTTTGTCCTACTTCTCTTTATCCTTCTTGCCGGTCTGATCCTGGGATGCTGATGTCTTCTCCTTGTCCGGGGCCTTTTCCTTCTCCGGCTCCTTCTTCTCCGGAAGGACCTCGACAACGAGCATGGGCTCCGCCCGAAGGACTTTCAGGGTCTTCTCGTCAACGTCGTATTCGGCGGGCGAGTTCGAGAACACCATCCCCGCCCTGCGGAATCTTTCCGGTATCGATTTGCACTTGATCTTCATCGGTTCCTCCTACTACGCCAGCCAGGGCACGACAACGAGCTCGGCCGTGTGGTACCAGACGTTCGATGAGCCGTTGGCGTTCTTCTCCGCCTCGAGGACGGTCCTTCCGGCGGATTCCAGGGTGGGCGGAACAACGAGGTGCGTGGGCATGATGCCGAGGGGCGCGCCCTCATCGTTCGTGAAAGACATCATCGCAGCCCGTGCCGCGGCGTATGCCGTAGTATCAAGGGTCTGCTTGCTGCCGTAGGCGAGCTGCCAGAGCCCGTAGCCCACATTCTTTCGGTCATCGACGCCGTAGCGATATTTCTTGCGCATGAACGCGTTCTCGTCGTCGGGTTTGTCCATGGCGACGAACTCGGGCGCCTTGCGCATCTGGAGGATGATGGGCTTGATGGGGCGGGAGAGGTCCATGAGGTACCAGCCCGTTCCCGAGCCGCCGCCCGTATTGGACACGGATGCCCCCGCGACTTCGTGGTCGGTGTCGAAGAAGTACTGCCCGTCGAAGCATTTTGTGTTGAACCCGGCGGCGAGCAAGGCAAAGGCGAGGATGTCGGGGTGGATCTTGGCGGCCTGAGCGAGCCCCTGGATCATGGGTGTGTAGACACCGATCTGATCGTCCATGATGTCGTCACGATCGACCTCGATCGTGGACTCGTAGGCTTTGTTCAGCAGTTCGTAATGGAAGCCCGAGAGGTCCTTGATGACCCGGTCCCCGAGCCACTCGTGCATGTTCGGAAAGGTTCCGAGCCACTTGTAATCCACGCTCCTACCCGTCGAGGGCACCCGCATGGCCACAAGTTCGACCTGGCTCTTCGCGACCTCCAGCGCCTGGTTGAAGATGGTGCTGAAGGTTTTGTAAATCCCGGAGAGTGCTGCCTGGCTAATAATCATTGCATGCCTCCTTTTTAGGCTCTTTTATTCACCGTCATCGATATACATGACGAGGGTGATGTCGCAGTTCGCGCCGGCTCCTTCCGCAGTCTCATTCGCCTTGATGACGAAGTCCGTGTCCTTGGCGATGGCGATCGAAAGGGCTTCAGCTTCGCCCTGGGTCGCGTCTTCGGCGATGGAAAGGAGCGCGGTGTCGTTGAGCTTGAGGGCGAGCGTCTTGCCCGTGCCGGGCGCGGTGCCGAGATTCACGTATGCCCGTTTTACGATGACGGGATTCGGCGATTCGATCGCCGGCAGGGTGATGGTCTTGTCGGTGCCGTCCTTTGTCCGGCCGGTGAACCGGGGAAGTGTCAGGAAGAAGGGGCCCTTGGCGAGCTTTTGAAGCTGCAGCTCCACCGTGGCCTCGGCGGCCGCAAAATGGTTTCCGGCATCGGCTGCGGAAATCGCAGAAGCCGCATGGGCTCCGGACGCGTCGGCGATATGTGTAGCCACGTCCGCCTGTAAAATGGCCGGAAGGATGTCGATAAAGGCGTGAGTCGTGTCGACGTACTGGGCGATGATACCGCAGAAGATGTCGTTTGTGACATTCCCGGCCAGATCCACGAGCTGATCGTCGACGAGAAAGACGTTGTCACCGACGTTCGCCTGGGTAATCGCCGTCGCGAGTTCCATCAGGAAAAGCCCGCGACGACGCACAACTGCGGACTCGTCGCCGTCCTGGCCAAGACTGTTGTCAATGGAGCTCCGGGATACGCCGGCATAGATGAGACCGGCCGTGTCCGCTCCGGGAACGAGAAACCCCGCTGCATTGAAGCATGCATTCGCGCCGGCGAAGACCTTGCTGCCTCCATCTACCGGTACCGGGACCTCGACACCCTCGGTATATTCAATCTTCTTGTCTGTTGCCAAAGCTGTCATGTCCTACCCCCTATTTGTTGTACTTTTTGAACGTCTCTTCGTCGACGCCGCACATCTTGTTGATCTGGGCCTGCACGTCATCGACGCCGGCGCCGGTCTCCTTCTGGTCGGTGACCACCTTGCCCTCGATGACGACCACCGGGGCCTTTGACACGAAGACCCCGAAGCCGGCGAGATCGCGCTTCGCGTACTCCAGCGCCCAGTCCTTCTGTGCCGGTGTGATCTTGCCTTCCTTCATGGCCATCTCGACGGCGCCGTCGGCGTCCTTCTGCGTCAAACTTGTTTTGAGGGCATTGAGTTCCTTCACCACATCGTCGATCTTCGTGTGGGACTGCTTCATCGCCTCGATGGTACCGACGATCTCCGATTCCGTGGCCGTTGCAGCGAGCCCCAGGGCGTCAAGGACTCCCTTGTTTGCGACGACTGCGATTCTTTCCTTGTTTGCCTGCAGGTCCGTCATCAGCTTGTTCACCGCGGCGATGGCCGCCTCTTCCTTTGCGTCCTCGGTAAGCCCGAGGAGTTTCAACAGTTCCTTCATAGTCGTTGCCTCCTTTGTATTTTTGCTCCCCTCAAAGCCGAGCTTGTTGATGAGCGGAACCATGCCGTCAATGTTCGGCTGGTTTGTAAGTCCCACATTGATGAGGCGGAAGACCTTGTTGTCCGAGATCCTCTTCAGCCACACCGGCGAGACGTACTTGTATTCCCTGTTGGCGATATATTGCTTCGCCTTCTCGGTCCATTCGATCGAAGCCCACACACCATCCGTGCCCTTGTTGATGAGCTGTTTTATCCATCCGGCAGCCGGGGCTTCGACGGGAGGATCCGCAAGCGTCTGGTGCTCGTAGTCGATGACCATGTCGTTTTGCCGGGAGTTGAAGGTGGCTATAACTTCTTCGGCGCCGTCCGCGTCAAGTTCGAAAGGGCCCTTCGGTGTCTTATGATAGCCAAAGGGGATCACCTGGATCTCAGCGGGCACCTTTCCTTCAAAGTCTTTACAGATCATGACCAGCATGTTTTTCATCCTTCTACCCCTTTCATGAGAAATCCCCTGAGGCAATCCCTGATCGTCTTCCAGTCTTCCTCTTGGACGAGGAGATAGGGTCTCGCGGGGATCTTCACCTTCTTGTTCCTTCCCGCCATGCCACCGAACTGGTGGATGCGGGCGTAGCACTTCTTCGTGCCCACAATGACGCGGTCGGTCTCGGCGCGGGCCGTGATCGAGTTCATCAGATATGCCCCGTCGATGAGGGTCTTCTTCCCTGATGAATAACGGTCGAAGGCCTTCGTGAGACGGCCGCGGATGGTGTATGCCTTTCGGTTCCCACCCGATTTTGTCTTCTTCGCGGTGTACGCCTGGTAAATGGAGCGGATCCGCGCAGGCTCCCACTTCTCCGGGCGGCCGCCCTCCTGGAAGTTTTTGATCACCGAGGACCGGACGATCTCCCCGATCGCGCGGAAGGCGGGGCGGAGGTCCTTCACGTTCCTCTGGAGTCTCGTGAAGAGCCGTTGCACCTTTTTGTCCTTTATCTCGACGTCTATCTGCAACTTGACAACTCCTCCGGGTGTGGTAGACTTTGTACTGTTGATGGGGCTGACAACTGGAAAGTCGCCGCGGCCAGTTGGACGGGTCCCGGGCCTACGGGATCGGCCCTATGAGGGATGTGGCGCCCCTCCGGCCCCATCATAACTTCCCCCGGATAATCTGATATCTCTTGCCCATCAAGTCGCCCCTCTTGACCTTTCCTGCCGTTGCGATTATGTTGACCGGCTCCGGCGCTCCCTTCAGCCTGTAGTTGACACGGGTGACGACCTTTATCTTCCTGTCCCTGTCGGTGACGACGTAGAGGAGCGCGGGGTCCTGGGTATCCCAGAGGATGGCCTCCGCATTCGCCACGATGTCCGGGAGCATCTTCAGTTCCTCGGGGGTCAGGGCATTGCCCCTGAGTCGCTTTGCGGTCCTTGCCGCATGGAGCATGCCGCGGTCATCCGCGATGATCACCGGCGAGGCGATGGCGATGTTCTCCCCTTCCAGGTATTTCATGGTGGTCAGGTCCATCCAGCCGACAACGGACGTCGCGCCGCGGGCCTTTCCGTCTCTCACGATCTCGTCGATCCAGGATGAGAATGCCGCCTTCCTCGGGGAACTCTCCACCATCGAGGCGACGAACGCGCCCCTGACGGCCTCCGGTGCCCTCTGCGCCTTATCCCAGGCAATGACGTCCGTCCGGTACGCCTGTCCGGGATTGCCTGCGAAGCCGGGGTCCGCGATGCCCGGCGCCTTCTTTTCGATCGACAGTTTCTCCCGGGAGATCTCTCCTTTGGTGAGGGCTCTTACGGTGCAGCGGCAGTTGAAGCCGTTCGGAGGATAGCTTGTGGACCAGAAGGGATCGTCGTGAGGCAGTGTCCTGCCGTTCATTACCGCATGGGCCGGGCGCGTCCGGGAATCCATCACGGCCACGTACTGCCAGTACAGGTGGCTGTCTGTGAGTTCCATCTGTCTCTGGTAGTGGCCGGCCTGGTAGGCTGCCTGGACGTTCGTGCGGAATATCGTCTCGAGCCGGTAGGGACTCAAGCCTTCCCAGCCCCGCCGCGCCATGGTCTGCTTCATGTCCTTCTTAAAGTCTGCGAACGTCGTGCCC